CTGAGAGATAAGCAAAAAGAGTGGATCGAGGATTATTTTTTACAATTGGCTGCATATGCTCTCTCACATAACGAAATGCACGGTACAGATATTAGTCGCGGTGTTGTTATGATTGCTACCAGGGATGCTAAATATCAAGAGTTTATCATCGAGGGTGCTGAATTTGTTCATTACGAAACTATGTGGGCAAATAAAGTATGCGAGTATTATGATCAATACGGTTTGGCATAAATACATCACACAAAAGGATTTATATCAATGGCATCACCAGTTGTAGTATCAAGAATACAGAATCGTAGAGGTTTACAATCACAGTTTGACGCATTATATCCGCCGGGGTATACTGGCATTGGCGGATACGGAAGCATTATTGGATTTAATGCAACAAATTTTCCAAATGTTCTTATGCCCGGCGAATTGGCACTCTGTACAGATTCGCGTCAAATGTTCATGGGTAACTTAAATGCAGAATATATTGAATTAGCTGTAGAATCGGGCTTGGCTCTAAATCCACTAGTTATACAGCTACCGCCCATTGGTGTATTTACGGCAATTCCGGCACTTACATATGTTTCTACACCCTTCTTTACTTTGTTATATGATTTAACTGACGATCTGAGCCTTGATCAAAATATTCCCGGTACTGATTTTTCTAGAAACGGTTCATTACAGATTACAGCAGTTAAATATATTGTTGCACCACCGGCTGCAACATTAACAGATTCCGGAACAGAAATTAATAATGCATTACTGAGTACAATTAGCTTTATTGCAGAATATGATTTTACTCAAACTTTGATTGAAATTAAATATATGCATGATTTTCCGGGTAATCTAACACTCAGCTCAACATCATTAATCTGGCTTCCGTTCTAATATTATATCATGATTTGGAATACCATACCTAATGATGGGCGTCTACACCTCTGGAAGCTCCTCAGAGATGACCTAAAGGATCGCACTTTAGAGGAACAATTAACGCTGGTAGCACAATTCTGTTCATCAATCCCCTTTGGTGCTCGTACGCTTGATTATTATAGTCCAAAAGAATGGCCAACACCGTGGGAGATTTTGTTTCACGGGTCTTTTTGCACCAGTTCCATTAGTCTTCTAATATTCTACACACTTACACTTACACCGCTTGATGCCGTTGTTGAATTACACTTAGTTCAGGATGATGAGGGAATATTTCTTCTGCCAGTAATCAACGACCAATTTATCTTAAATTATGAATTAGGTAAGGTAAGTATATGTCCTGAGATTAAAAACAATTTTACGGTACTAAAAGTATATCATAAAGAACAAATTAAAACAATAACTTAACAAAAACAGAATAATATCGGTGTCGTTACGACACCGATATTTCATTTATCGGAGAAAAAATGTTGTACGAAACTTATATTGCAAAATCTAGATATGCTCGTTATATCGATTCTAAGAAACGCAGAGAGAACTGGGATGAGACCGTTGTTCGTTATTTTGATTTTATGCAAGAACATCTGAAAGAGAAACATAATTATGATCTAGAACCAGAATTGCGTAGCGAACTACAGAGCGCAATTGTTAATTTTGAAGTTATGCCATCGATGCGATCTTTAATGATTGCTGGAAAGGCATTAGAGCGCGATAATACCGCTGGATATAATTGTTCTTATCTACCAGTTGATGATCCTAAGTCGTTTGACGAAGCAATGTTTATTTTACTTTGCGGAACCGGTGTAGGCTTCAGTGTGGAAAGACAATATATAGCAAAGTTGCCCGAAGTTCCTGAAAAGATTTTTGATAGTGAGTCAACTATTGTTGTTTCTGATAGCAAGGAAGGTTGGGCGAAGGCATTGCGTCAGGTTATCGCAATGTTATATTCCGGTGAAGCACCTAAGTGGGATGTCAGAAAGGTTCGGCCTGCCGGTACAAGATTAAAAACATTCGGTGGTCGTGCATCCGGTCCTGGGCCATTAGTTGAGCTCTTTAAATTTGTAGTAAAGATATTCAAAAATGCGCAAGGTCGCAAATTAAATAGTGTCGAATGTCATGACATCATGTGTAAAGTAGGAGAGGTAGTTGTCGTCGGTGGGGTTCGCCGCTCTGCTATGATTTCCCTATCAAATCTTTCTGATGACCGGATGCGTAATGCTAAAACAGGATCGTGGTGGGAGACTCAGAGCCAGCGTGCATTGGCCAATAATAGTGCTTGTCATACAGAAAGACCCGATGTAGGCATCTTCATGCAGGAATGGTTGTCGCTATATGAATCGAAGTCTGGTGAACGTGGGATTTTTAATCGTGAAGCTGCAAAGAATATTGTAAAAGCAAACGGTCGTCGTAATCCAGATCATGAGTTTGGCACTAATCCGTGTTCCGAAATTATTCTTAGACCATACCAATTCTGTAATTTGACAGAAATTATTGTAAGAGCAGAGGATACACAGGAAGAATTATTGCGTAAGATACGAATTGCTTCCATTCTTGGTACATTTCAATCCTCGTTAACACATTTTCCCTATTTACGTAAGATTTGGCGAGATAATACTGAACAAGAAAGATTACTCGGTGTATCAATGACAGGTATTCTTGATAATAGTCTATTAAACAATCCATCTGATCCAACATTACCAGCAAGATTAGAAGAATTGAAGGCAAGAAGCATAGTTATAAACGCCGAATATGCTGATATCCTCGGTATTCCTGTCTCCGCTGCTATTACTGCAATTAAACCGTCCGGTACTGTGTCACAACTTACAGATACAGCCAGTGGAATTCATCCAAGGCACGCAGAATATTACTATCGTCGCATTCGTGGTGACATTAAAGACCCACTAACAAAGGCTATGATAGATGCAGGCGTGCCATCAGAGCCCGATGTTATGAAACCGGGCAGCACTATGGTATTCACCTTCCCAAAGAAGGCACCTTCCGGAGCAATTCTCCGTTCACAGCTTGATGCTATTAGTCACCTCCATTTGTGGCTTGTATATCAACATCATTATTGCGAACATAAGCCATCCGTCACAATTTCTGTAAATGAAAAAGAATGGCCGGCAGTCGGCGCATTTGTTTGGGATCATTTTGATGAAATGTCGGGTGTATCCTTCCTACCTTACGATGGTGGCAACTACAAACAAGCACCATACGAGGATTGTACTAAAGAAGAATATGAACAATTGCTAGCTAAGATGCCATCCTCCATTGATTGGGACGGTATTATTGAAATGGAAGATAATGTCGAGGGTGCGCAGATGCTAGCTTGTACAGCAGCAGGGGGGTGTGAGATTTAATAATGTATTATTATCTCTATGAAATTAAAAATAAAATCTCTAGTAAAATTTATGTAGGAGTTCGAAAAACTACAAAATTACCAGAGATTGATTTATATATGGGTTCGGGTATAGTTATAAAATCTGCTATAAAGAAGTATGGATTAGAAAATTTTACGAAATGTATATTAGAAACATTTGAAACAGAAACACAGATGTATATAAGAGAGGCAGAAATAGTAAATATAGATTTTATACTTAGAGAAGATACATATAACATTGCATTAGGTGGGCAAGGCGGCGATCGCTGGACAAACAATCCTAATAGAAATATCCGGAGTAAGAATTTGTCTAAATCATTATTGATTAGGTACAAATCAATGACAAAAGAAGAACGTCAACGTATTTATGGTATAAAAGGCATTAAGAATGCATTTAGTGCATATAATAGAACATTAAATCGTGAAGAAAGACAGATTAAGACTGCAAAGTATAATTATTCGATAACATCTCCGGATGGAGATTTATTTAACACGATTAGTCTAAAGGATTTTTGTATAACGCACGGACTAAATCGAGATACATTCATGTATTTTATGGATAAAGGAAAAATTCCGGAATATAAAAATACAGGAAAAATTTCTTCCGAAAATATTACAAGAAAGAAGACAACGGGATGGAATATCGTTAGAGAATCAATAAAATTGAGAAATTTAATCACATGATTGCTTGCCCAATCTGTAACATGAGTCTACAATTACATGAAACAATAAAGGAACAACAATGTTAAAAATGCATAAACAGGATATACCATACATTGGTATCTTTAAAACAGCAGCAGGTGAGGAATTTATTGGTAAGGTTCTTGAGGAAACAATGATGTCTTACTCAGTAAAGAATCCACTTTGTATGGTAGCAACTCAAAATGGATTTCAATTTGCTCCGTTTATTATGATGGCTGATCCCGAACAGGCAATTAGCGTTCCAAAGCCTATTATTACAGCAATTCCTGCACCAAAATTGCAGGAACAATATGAACAGGCAATTTCACCAATTCAATTATTGAAGAAATAATGACATTCAAGGCAATTTGTAGAACAGGGGATATTGTAACAGGGGTTTGTTTCAATCACCGTAAACCAAGGGGCTTTTCGGGCACCTGGGATCCACATGCGGGAAACGTTGAGGCAAATTCATTACAGATTATTCGGGAAGGTGATCTCGGATCTACAAACTGCGGACATAAATTTAAAGCCAATGGTGGCTCTGATAACGTGATAGCAAACGGACTGAAATTGCAGAGAGTTGGAGATACGGTCACAGTAATCGGTCGCGGAAATGGCGTTTCAATTACTGGATCTGATAATACAATATCATACTAAACACAACACAAAGGAAATACATGAATAAATCTGGAAAGACACCATACGAAATTAGATTAGAACTTTTGCAACTTGCCCAAGTAATCCTTAACGAAAAACACAAGGCTGCCGCTGTCGGAAATAATGGAAGTAAGCAAACTACATTTCCAACAACGGAAGAAGTAATTGCTGAAGCCGAAAAATTGAACGGATTCATCTCCAAGGCAAATCAATCACATTGATCTTGACAGATTGATAGATTATGTGTAATATACTTGCATGATCAAACATTTACTAAATAAAATATCAGCTTGGATGGATTACAATCCACCAGGCGCCCTATCATCAAAGGGTTGGCGCCTCTTTAATAAAGAATATAAGGAGGACGCCCCGGTTCGTTATTGGTTCACGCACACTTTTCGTTATGCAATGATATTACCTGTTAAATGGAAATACGAAAAAATAACAGATTGGGTTAGATATAGAACTACACATCGTTATCATGTTGTAAAGACAGGATTACTACCCGGCTGGAATGATGTTGATACTAAGATGTTACATGTCACCTTTAACATGCTCAAAGAATTTGTTGAAGTTGAACAAGCGTGGCACCATTATATGTGGTCAGATGAGCGCAAAGAAAATGAAACATGGTGTGAAAGACATATGCCTCTCTACCGTGTTTTCTTCCCGTTTAGACGCCCAGATCTTGGAATACAGCACCTCGAATGGGCTGCAACCTTAGACGACCCTTCATTACCACCTCATGAACGTTGCGATCACCAAGCGGTAGCCGCACGAGAAATCATGGCTCTCTACGATTGGTGGGTAAATAAACGTCCTGCAAGAAAAGACCTTGATGCACCGCCATATGACCATCAGGGACTTGATATCTTAGCATCTTTGGATGAGGATTTTGATAAAGATGCACCAGATTATCAAGCCCACCATGAAGCCATGGAGGCGCAGACTAAACTTGAGGAAGAATGGAGACAAGAGGATGACGAAATGTTTATTCGCCTAGTCAAAATCAGACATAACCTGTGGACTTAGAAAAAAGAGATCTCGCCGAAGAAATGTCGAATGATAGAATAGTCATTGAATATTTGCGAGATCGTGATATTGCAGTAGAATTTTATTCCGCCCTTTGTAATGTAGATTGGTATCCGAAGAAGCCACCACTCCCCGATGATGAACTCATAGTCTGGAAACTAAAGGGAGAAGAAGAGCCATATTGGTCTTGTTCTTGGCGCTTTGCTGGTGGATGTATTTCGGATATACGTAATAAATATCATAATACCAATGAGAACTACATGGATTTTTATTGCTCTGGAAATGAAGGAGTGGTATCGGATTTAGTTAAAGAATGTTTTGATAGAATGGGTTGGATACCGAAAAATTACTTAAATGAATAAACATAGTAGGATAAAATATGAAAACAATGAGAAAAGTAGAAGGCAGTAGTTCCATAGCCTCGTATGAATACGATGATGAAACATTGGTTCTTACAGTTGAATTCAAATCCAAGACAAAATACAATTACTATGATGTAAATTCATCACTGATAGTTAACTTTGACGGTGCTGAATCAAAAGGAAAATTCTTTGCCGCTAATATTAAAGATAAATTCCATGTCGAGATAGTAGAAGAAAGTATATATAAGGATGGTATTACCAATCCCCCAAACGCCGTGTGCCCCTTTCCTACTTCCGAGAAGCCGTGATAAAATGTGTAATTGGAGTTACTGCCGGTAGCTTCGACCTTACCCATGCCGGTCATTTTCTAATGTTTGAAGAATGCAAGGGACAATGCGACTATTTCATTGTCTTCTTGCAAACAAATCCACATATTGATCGCCCGGAGAAGAATATTCCCGTTCAAAGTACACACGAACGCTATTTGCAGGTCAGAGCCTGCAAGTATGTAGACGAGGTGGTGGTATATGAAACCGAACAAGACTTGTATAATCTTTTGTGTTCTGTTAAATTTGACAAGAGATTTATAGGTGCTGACTGGGAAGGTAAGGAATTTACTGGTTGGAATATTCCGGGGATGGAGAATAAGGTTGTCTTCAATTCTAGAAATCATGGATTCTCAACATCGAATTTAAGAAAACGGGTTTTCGAAGCCGAAAAGGAAAAATATGAACACACCACAGAAACCAAAAGACATACCTGATCCTGTATCTGTACCAGATGAGGAACAATTTGAGGAATTTCTTGAATGGACTCTTGCAGAAGAAGAGGAATTACTGCGGATTCTAAATGATCCAGAAAACGACGGTATGGATGGGGCAACATCGTGATAGAAATAATTAAATTTATTGTCTGGGCAATAAAGAAAATGTCAAAGCAAGACAAAATAATCTATTTAACTCTTCTATGGATGGGTATTTGCTTAGTTAATTTGTTTATTATTGGTATGAAAGCAATTCTTATATTCCTCTGCGGCTTTGTGATAATTGGTCTTTTATACTGTATATTATCCCTATATAATGCAATATCGGACTCGTGGAAAAGATATAAGTTTGAGAGAGAAACCGAAGCCCAACTAATTGTAGAAAGACTGAGGTGGCGAGCATGAGATTAGTTCAATTCGCAAAATGGTGTTGGGGTAAGGGCGACGCATTTTCCCGCACTATTGTATGTTATATCTTGTTCTGTGTTATTCCCTCCCTTATAGCTTCAATTTGGGTTAGTAAAATGGCAATATTATTAATTTCTGTTTGGTCGGGAGTGATATTAGCCGGATGGCTACTATACGGAATATTCTACTTTCTTAGAAATACATGGAATAAGTTTAATGATGAGAATCCGACCGAAGACGTTGCTATTATGCGTAAACTAAAGGGTATTCCTACACCGTCGAGAAAAGAAGTCTACCACGATTATGATTGATTACATCTATCGCCGTGATATCTGAC